CAAAGCCGTGCACACGGGTTCGATTCCCGTCTCCACCTCCAAAACGGACCCCGCGCGATTAGCTCAGCGGGAGAGCGCTTCCCTGACACGGAAGAGGTCACTGGTTCAATCCCAGTATCGCGCACCACGTTCTACCTGCGGTTTCACGGTCAAATTCGGGTCATATGACCTCAATATGACCTGACGCAATCGGCAAGCTGGCAACCTGAGAGGTAGCTAGCCATGGCCACCACCACAGAGCTTCGCGTTACGCGCACCCCGCTCCCACCCATCGAGATCCCTGCTGACGAGACCGTGTGGGGCCGGCACGACACCTACGCCGAGGTGACCTGCGGGCCCCTCGTCGCCGAGGTGCTGCGCTTCGCCTATTGGAGCGACCGCGCCGGGTGCCCGGACCCGGAGCTGACGTATGAGGTCCGAATCGATGGGATGCCAGACAACCAGGGCGGCACATGCGAGCTGTACGCGACCAACCCCGCCACCCTGCTGGATCTCGCCGCTGTGTGCGGGGCAGCCGCCATGCTGCTCGACGAGGCGCGCCAGACGGACAGCGAGGTGCAGCACGCATGAGCACCACCGCACGGCACAATGTGCCAATCCCCGCCGGAGCAACTGATATCTCCGAGTGGGCAGACGTCGGCCACCCCGACGAATTCCGGTCATTCACCGGTCCGACTTGGACAATCCCGGGACTGCAGTATTCGAGCGGCGAGGATGCGGCTGTCCTCATCTACGGCACCCAGCTCGCAGACGGCACCGTCGAGGAGCGGTGTATCAGACTCGGCGGGGTTCATTGGGATGACGAACTGACCAGCCAAACGGCGCGCGTACTGTCCGCGGCGCTGGCCGCCGCAGCCGACGACCTCGACCGGTTGACGGGTGGGCAGCGATGACCGCGCTCGACCGCCGCTGCGAAGTCTGCGGCGCAGAGCGCGGAACCGCGTGCGTGAACCCCCTGTACCCACACGAGCCGCTACCCGGCCGCGCCCACCACCTCTTCCGCACGGTCGACCAGCTACCGCCGATCGACGTCGGCTCAGCGACCCACCTCCGCCAAGTCGCCGCCGCGATCGCAGAGCTGAACGGAATCCAAGGGCTGACGTCCGAACGGGCGTCGGTGTCGCCGCAGTACTTGCTCGCAGCCGCGGACGAGATCGACGCGTCGACTGACTGAAGCCGTAACCCCAAGCGACCACCGGGCCACGGTTCGGTGGTCGCTTGGGGTCGACCTGATGCTCGAACGTCGAGGCGATCGACCGGCTCAATCCCCTCGGCGACAACAACTAGATACGGGAGACTCAGCAAATGGATCATTCAAACGACACCGACGGGATCGGCGCCGCGTTCGCGTTCTTGGCAGCCGCGCCTTTCGTGATCGGCATCGTGTTCTGGGTTTTGTGCGCCGTCGTCACGTGGAGCGTCGCGCCCGAGGATCGCCGGTGGACTTTCGTCGGCATCACCTTCTTCTTCTTAGGCCCGCTTGGGGTCGCCGCAGCCGCGATCGCCCAGCCTAGGACAGTGCCACCGCCTAGGCCGGCACCGCAGCGCCCCGTCGCGGACGGGCGCCGCCGATTCAACTGCCCCAGATGCAGTGCCGAGAACGACATCCCTCGGGACGACATGGCCTATGACTGCTGGCGATGCTCGGAGCACCGAAAAGTGAAGGCGGCGACGGCGTGACCGATCCGCGATCGAAGCGATCGACCGGCTGGCCCCGTACGGACCTAGAGGAGACTGACGAGATGACCAGGTCGCCGAGCTGAGCGCACACATGAAACGCATCTACGACGCGCACGACCTCGACGAAATAGGCTCGTTTCGTTATCTGCCGAAATCTGAGGTTTGGGCCAGTGAGTGCTGCAACAATGGACGTGCTGGGGCTAACTTTTTCTGGTTCGAAACGATGATAACTACAGGCTTATCTTTCCGTGCCGTCAGTATCAAACAGTGTTTTCCCAGCTCAGGAAAGGTTATCGTTGACTCATGAGCATCATCGACCGGATAACACCGGCGACCCGGTCGAGGAGCCGCAAGGCGTTCCTGATCGGGGTGGGGTCGTTGATCGACCTGAACGGGATAGCGACGTACGAGGCGATGCAGGATCTAATGCCGGACCCGCAGCTGCGCCCGATGTCGGAGATTTACGCAGAGACCAACAGGGCGCTGGCTCTCCCGAAGTCGCCCAAGTCGTCAGCCTCGTCCTCGCACAGATAAGTCAGCAGCAGCACTTCCATCTCGCTCAAACACCGAACGCAGACCAGCTTGCCGAGCTGAAGGCGAAGGTGCCGGAAGTCTATGAGCTGTGGATTGAGACCACTCGTAAACGCAGCGACCATGAGCTGTGGCAGTCACGGAAAGCGGTGCGCCAGCCGTACCTACTCGCGTCCCTCGGCCAGTGGTTGGGCCTCGTAGCGGTGCTCGCAGTCTTGGTCCTCGCAGGGTATGTCGCTCATGAGGGTCACGGCGTTGTCGCCGGCGTCCTCGGGGTCGTCGACATCGTTGGCTTAGCCGCGGTGTTCAACGGCACTCAGGGACGGAGACGCACGCCCCAAAGCACGCCCGATCAACCCCCGTCGACCCCTCAACAGCAGTAGGTGCCCGGGACTGACCTGGGCCGGCACCGCGAGCAACAAGTTCCGCCAGGCGGCGAGGGAATCCACGAACCCGACCACCGTCCTCCTCGCCGAGGGCCTGACTGCACTCGCCGAAGCCGTCCGGGACCTGGACCTACACGTGGAAAAAAATAAACGGGAAGTCAACGCCCCGAACTAGCCGCAACCAGCACTAATCCCGCCGGATCCGTCGATGACCGAGCCGAAATCGAGCCGGATTCGCGTTTTCTGGGTGCTATACGCGATTGATTTGGCTAGCAACAGGGTCGATATGGACCGGGCGTTACAAAAAGCCCAAATGTGTAAGGCCTCGGGCGTGCCAGACTGGGCGGGTCGGTCGCAGCGGTCAAGCTGGCTTGCTGGCACGTCGTGGCCTACGTCCGCGGTTGCAATCCTGATGTTGAGGCGCACTGTGTCGGCGCTGGCCATCATGACCTAAATCCCAAGATTCATCGGGTTGGATCAGTTGACCGCAGCCAGGCCAAGAGCACCTGACCGTCCCTGTGGCGACGATGGGTGCCCACTGCTCGCGGGTGCGGCGGTGCTGCTGGTCGTAGCCGCGTTGTGTACTGCTGCCACGAGCGATGTTGTGGCGGGAGCGACATTGGGTGCAGCGGCCGGATGGATCTCTTGTCAGGTTGGTGCAGCGGCGCCCGGAAGCCCCGATACAGGGGCGTGGGCGCATCCGTCACCACACCGAATCGAGCACGTCGTAACTCGCCGGCGTCGCTGCCGCTCTGTCCAAGGCCATGATCGCGGCGACCGCCAAGTCAATCTTGCGTGACGACCCCTTGTGGTCCTTGGCGATGCGCTGCCCTCTGGTGTCGACCTTGAGTACGGCGTTGGTTATGTGGCGTGCTAGGCGCGGATCTCCCGAATGCGTCAGACCGTGGTTCATGACTGCTTCGCGGAACGCTTGCGTGGCGGGGGTCATCAGGTTGGCGGACTGGGGGTAGTCGACGATCGGCAAGCCTTCGTCTTCGAGGATTTTGTAGCTGCGGCGGTAACCGTAGGGATCACACGCGATTTCGCGGACCTGCCATCGGCGGCACGACTGCCGGATTGTCTCTTCTACGTCGAGGATGTCGACGACCCATTCGTGGCCTGCGTCGGCTGGTTTCTCCCAGGCGCCGGCGACATCGATGTGCGGTATGCCGTCTTCGCCGGGAACAGTCACGACGACCAGGGCGGTTGAATCCTCGGACCATGAGCCGTCGAATCCGAGGACGACGTCGGCGCCGTCAGGGATTGCGATGTCGGGGTCCGCGCAGTCATCCCACGCCCCGTCGGGCAGCCACGCCTGCGCGCCGGTGGTCCACAGCCCGAGGTGGTAGCGGTAGAACTCGTTGGGCGGGATCTGGTGGTAGCGGGCGGCGACGTCGTGCACGTTCAGGAACAGATCAGCAGCCGGGTTGGCGTCGCGCACCGCTTGCAGCAGTCCGTCGTCGGTGGACAGGTCGTGTCGGTCGGCTTGGCAGCCCCACCACACGAATAGGAACTCCGGGTCGCTGATTTCACCGCTGTTGACGGCAACCCCATGCTGGTGCAGGCGCCCGGCGAGCGTGTCCAGATCGAATCCCGGCGTGGTGGTGTTGAGTACTAGCGAACCCTCACGCTTGGCGCAGCCGTTGGCGATGACGAGGTGGACGCGTGCCTTTTGTTCCGAAGCCCATTCGTGGATCTCGTCGGCCAGGAATGTCGATGGGCGTTGGCCGTCGTTGGTTCCGGCTGCGGCTGCGACGCGGTAGGCGCGGCCGGGACCGTTCTTTACTTGCACTTCGGCCTCGAAGGGCAGCATGACCTCGCGCAGCGTGGGACTCTCTGCGACGGTGGTCCTGAGGTCGCCGAACAACAAGCCGGCCTGCTCGTAGGATGCTGCGGCGACCGGGATCACTGCTGAATGTTGGTGTGCGAGTTGGTAGGCGCCGATCCACGCCGACAGGCTGGTTTTGCCGTTGCCTTTCGGGACTTCAAACAGTGTGCGGCGATAGCGGTAGCCGCCATTCGGATGCTTCTCGAAAAGCCAACAGAGGAATAGCTTTTCGAACATCTCCAGCTTGACGGGTTCGCCGAAGTGGTCACCCTCACCGGCCACACAGTTCTGCTCGATCCAACGGATAACGCGCGGCCCATCGGATGGCGCGTCAGTGAGTGGTGGCGCCGACAACGGTTTCGGGACGTCAGCAGGCCACGGCAGGGTCTTCACGAGGCCGAATCGTTTTCGGAGTCTTCGACGGGTTGCAGCAGGATGAGGCGCGGGTCGTCGGTGGCGTTGTCGTCGGCCTGGGCGTTGAGCTCGGCGAGTGTCTTCTGGCCTTCGGCGACCAGCACACCGAGGCGCAGACGGTTCAGTCCGCCGATTCCGAGCTGGCGTTCGTCTTCTCGGATACTGTCTTCGAGCCGTAGCGCCAGGCGGTAGATGGGGTTGGTTTGCGGTTGGCCCTTGGAGCCGGCGACGATCGGGCACTTGTCGGCCTCGCCGAGCAGCCTGTGCATTCTGTCGAGATTGGCGACCCAGCGCAGCACGACGGGCGTGTCCGATGGCCGGGTGATGCCGGAAACGTCGTCTCCGAAATACGCGTGCCAAGCGTTCTGCGCTGCCCGGCACAAGCCGCCCGGCATCCGCGGGGCTGTGCCGGGACTGCGCACCTGCCCAACGGATTTTGTGATTCGGTTTTGCCGCTTGGCGACTGGCTTGGGTGGGAGAGGCATCGTGGTTCGCCTATCTGGCGCAGCCGTTGCCGATGACCAGTACTCCGCCAGGTCCGCCAGGGTAATACGGCCGAGGCAGCTCGCCGTGGAGCTCTGCGGTCGTATAGCCAAGCGCGCAGTACCTTTGGGCGTGGTCGTCGTCGCATTCGGTGATCTGGCCGCGCCTCACACCGTTTACGTCGCCGTGCACAGTCCCCTGAATGTCGATGAGCCATCGGACCCTGGTCATTGCGGGATCTCGCCTTCGGCGAGGTCTTCGGCGAGGCGTAGCTCGCGGGCGATGTTGATCTGGGCTGACTCGATGTCCCAGCCGCCGTAGTATTCGAGGAAAGCACCGACCGCCATTGAGGCGATGCAGTCCAGGATTTCGCGGCGGTGCGGGCTCTCCAGTACGTCGTCCAGCCTGAACCCGTACAGGTGCTTGGGGCCGTTGACGGCCTTCTCGTACACCAGGCGCAGAGCAGCCGCGCGGATCGGGTAGTCGAACCCGTCCGCGCGGTCGATCGCGACCGGCTGCTCTACCTCGCGCATGCTCATTCTGCAGGCCACCGCTTCCCTAAAGTCTCGGCGAGAGCCTGGTGGCCTGACTTCGTCGGCTTGATGGGGTCTTCGGCCCGGTTGGCGAGGGACTCCAACAGCGCGACCCGGCCAGATTTCGGCGGCTTGTATTCCTCCGCCGGGTATCGCCTCGCCGCGATCTGCGCAACCGCGTCGTATCCGGCGAGCGTGACGCGCCCCGACTGGGGCTTGCCCGCTTGCGGCTCGCCGCGGTTATCGGTGCGCACGAAGAAGCCTCGCAACTCGTCTGTTTCGGCGCGAGTCGCCACGTCCTCGTACGGTGCGCCCACAAACTGGGCCAAACTACGTAAGCCCACCGTGGCATCTGAATAAGCCGGGATCACGACGGGTGCAACGTCAATTAGCCTGACTTGTACCAACGTTCGCAGCGGCAGCCCATCCTCGAACTTGAGTCCCCAGTCGTCCTCAAAGCATTGGAATGCGAAGGAGCTATTGGCGACGTCGCCGCGAGAAACAAGCTCCAGCACATCGTCCCGGCACTCGGGTAAATCTACGTCGTAGTTCAACCCGGTGTTATCGAGCGACAACTGAAGGGTGCCGGATCTCGTTGCTCCCAACATGAATTCGTCGGAGTGGTTGAACCTGGCGACCACGCCCGGCCACTTATCGCCCGCCGATTTGGCGAACGCTCGCCGGTCCACTTGCTCGACGAACCCGCCGAGGTTTTTCGAGGGATACCCGAATACTGCGGCATACCCGCCGATCCGGCGTGACCCGCCGATCCGGCGTGACCCGCCGGCGGAACGGAGCTCGACCGGCAGGCGGGTTGTCCGCTGCTCGGTCACCAGGGGTTCGCGGCGTGGGTTATGTGCCATTGGGTGCCTCAACTTTCAGCCTGTTGACCTCGCGCGGCTCGTCTGGGGGTCGCACCCGCAGACAGAGAGCCCGCCACTCGCCGTCTGGCAGTGCGGCTAGGTAGTCCTCGACGGCGGCTTGCAGATCAGCCATTAGGCCCGTTACTCCCCGATGATGTGGCGGTCGATCGACGCGCCTTCGCTCGGCTGATAGCCGTCGTTGATACCGGCGGAATCGAAGCCCCAACCCGATTCTGAGGCCAGGGTGCCGGGGTCGGCCGGCACGCTGATAGCGCCGTCGACCGTGGGGTCTGGTGTGGTCATTTTTCCTCCTTGTATGCGTTCACCGCTGCTAGCTTGAAAAGCCAACGCCCGCAGATAAATTCGCCACCTATGTCGGCGGCGAGTCGTTGGACCTGGCGTTTCGAGCATTCCAAGATTGCGGCGGCCTCTCGTGCACTGATAGTTGCGTTTGATTGTCCTGCAACGCAGCCCGATTGGCCCGATTCCTGTCCCAAGTCGGACAGGCCGCGGATGTGGTTATCCAGTTGCGCGTAATGGCGGCGGAGCCGCTCGGGGATGGGCGCGCCGCGGCGTCGGCGGCTGCGGATGACCGCTGCTGCACAGTGGTAGGCCGCCTGAGTGTCTATGTCGTTGAACTTCATTGGACCTCTATGCGTTCCGCCAACTTGTAATAACGATGCCGTACCTACCTGCCATGCTTTCGATCACCCGTTTAACTGCGTCATTGTGGGTGGCGGGATCTATGGTCCACCACGGAACGCTGCGTATCCACGCATCGGCGGCCGTCCGAAATTGATGCGCGGCATGCCTATTGGTGCCGCTGCGAAACTGCAGCGTCACAACTGGACCTGAGGGCGGGGCCTCCGGACCTGGGTTAGGGGGCGGCGGGGCCTCCAGACCTGGGTGACGCCGCGGGACGGTGACAATAGGATTGTTGCTTTGGTCGTAAGGGGGCGCGACCGAAATATGCGATAGGTCAATCTTCATGTTCGGGTTGAAGTTGCCGCCGCCCGTCGCCGGGTCGTGCAGCGGGGCGTGCCCAGCCTGGTCGCGGGGGTCGCTCATGTCCGTTCACCTTTCGGTTCAATGGGTTCGGTCATTGGAGGATCGCGCCAATCCTGGCGCGCGCATTAGTCCTTAGCCGGCTGATGATCACGTCTAGCTCGTCGTCAAACGCCAACACCGTGACGGGCACCTCATAGCGGTCTGCGAGCTCACCCGCGAGCGGTTGGATGCTGGTGCCGCAGAAGTTCGGCCACAAATAGAGCGCTTCGATGCGGACCTCTTGGGCAATCCATTCGAGGGTGTCGGCGGTCCCGAAAGTCTTGTCGTGGTGTTCGGTGACAGGTCCGGGCGTCGATAATTGCCCGACGACATACGTCAAGTCGAACCCGAACCTAGCGGCTAGATCGATGAGCGGTGTGTTGCCTATCGCCATCGCGACGGCGTCGTCGTGGTCGGGGAATAGGTATATGCCTTCGCGGCACTGCGGCTGAGGCGTGGTGTGAACGCCGTGTTGGCTGCACTCCGTGTGCGCGGCGGCGGTGTACCAAGGGGTATTTATAAACGGTGAGCGCAACAGGGCTTCTGCGTCGCTGCGCCCGTGCCATATGTGCCACACGCGCCATCCCGACAGCGGCCCGGATCGTGTTCCGCGCGGCTCCCAGCTACCCGGCCGCGAGGGTAGTACTTCCAGCGGCGGTCGTGTGAACCTCGCGGCGATGTCACCGGCCAGCTCAATGGGTTGGGTCATCGGTTCCCTCCGGTGCTGACTGGTCTGTAGGGCCACGCAGGTCGTTGACCCTGGCCGTCCACGCGTTACGGGCCGCGTCAGCCAGCCGCACACGTGAGTCGTAGTCCGACGCTTGGTGTTCCAGCGTGTCGAGCAGCGCCGGCATCACATGGTTAGCGATGGTGTCCAGGGCTGCGAACGCGACGAGGAATAGGTGATCGGGTTCTCGGACCATCGAGAAGTATTCGTCGAATGTCTCTTTCACGTGCGCTTCGTCTTCGCAGCAGCCGAGGAGGTCGAACGCCAGGCGGGTTCCGAACAGCTCTTTGCCTTCGATGGTGGGCATGGGCAGCATGCCGCTGAGATCGCCACCGCCGGTATATGTCGGGAAGCCGGTCATGACGTCGGTCCACGGCTCCTCGGCGAGTGCCTGCTTGCGTGCTGCTTCGGCTTTCGCGCGGGCCTCGATGAGTCGCGCTGGCTGAGCCGCCTGCGCCTGCTCGAGCTCGTCGACCCGGCGACGCAGAATCACTCGCGCAGCCGAAAGGGCCTCGTCCATCTGTTCGGGGGTCAGGTCGGTTTCGTTGGTGGTCATGCGTTGGTGGTCCTTTCGGCGGCGATGGTGAAGGGGTAATTGCGACGGGGGCAGAAGCCGGTTGCCGCTTCTGGTAGCCAGTGCCTGCGGTCGCAGTGTGGGCAGACGACGTCGACTAGCCGGCGGCCGTCAGCGAGGCGCCGGCGCGCCCTGACGGTGGCGGCCTTCATGCCCGCGCCCCTGTGCGGTGCCAGCCGCAGGCGTCACCGGGTCGCGTGACCGGCGTTTGGCAGGGCGTGCCGGATTTGGTTCGTCGGCCGCAGCGGTGGGTGCGGCGGCGGCTGATCGTGATCCGGCGGACGTACTCGATCGGCAGTGCGCCGAGCTGGTCGTGGGCGGCGGCCGCACAGGTGTGGTCGTAGCGCACCGTCTCATCGCCGAGGGCGTCACAACGGGCCAGGACTAGATGCTCGGATCCGTCCGCGGCGACGGCCGTCGCGGCGAGGTAGTCCGGGCGCCCTAAGTCGCAGAGACAGGCTGTGCGGTCCGGGTCGATGATGTGCCCGGTCATTATTCGTACCCCGCGACGATGTTGGTGTGGATGCGGTGACATTCGTCGCAACGGGGCCGACCGGCCGACGGTTTTCGTTTGCCACAGTCGCAGCACAGGCCCGCTAGGTAGGCGGCGTTCTGATCGGGGGTGGCCGGGGCGGGCCCATCAGCGTTCGGTGCGGATGACCCGTTTTCGGCGGTGGGTGCGTCAGAACCTGTCAGGTCGTCAGAGAACATCCTCTGAGCTGCGGATTCTGTCTGACGGGTAAATCGCGTCTGACGGTCTAGGGTGTCAGACGGATCGGACCCGTCAGACAGACTTTCCTGCTCATCGGTGGTTTCTGACGGGTCTGACGGGGTCTGACGGAGGTACCGCTCGAATACGTCCGAGAGGGCTTCGAGGCTGTAGCCGCGAACATTGCCCGCGGGGTTTCGGCCTGGCTTGATGCCGAAGTCCTTCAGCCGGAATGCGAGTTTGCTCGGGTTGTAGTCGAAGTCATCCCACGGCGAGTCCTCGATGCGGCGCAGCTCCGCAATGAGGTCGCCCGACGACAGGAACGAGACGTGATAATCGGCGAACACGCCCTTGATGTCGGCGAGCAGTTTGACTGCGAGTGACTGTTCCTCGTCAGCGTCGCCGGCCTGGTCCACCATCGCCTTACATGCGGCCCGTGCAGTTGCGGGCCAGTGGCCTCCGACTGCGTCGGCAATCGCGATCAGCGGCTCCCAGGTGTCGGCTGCGCGGTCCTCAACCGGCATCGCTGGTTCTGCCTTGGCCAGCATCTCGAGTTCCTCTGCGGCCCATGCCGCCAGCCGCTCCCGTACGGCATCAAGGATTGGGCCGTCACGGCGGGAGCGGAACTGCGATACCCGCTCGCCCGCTGTGCGGCGCCGCATCGTCCCGTTGATGCCGCGATCGGTGATGGTGTCGGGCATTGCACCGATTCCGGCGATTGCGGCCATGGCGAACGTGGAGAACTCTGTTGGGATCTGGCTGGCCCCGACGCATCTCAGCGCGGGGCGTCCTCGTTGGTGCCCGGCGTTGAGCAGTGCCCGCAGATCTTCATGGTGCTCAGCGACTTTCTTATTGCCGAATATGGTGTCGGCTTCGTCGATGATCAGCGTCGGCGGGTGGCCGTCCCCGATTGACCGGAAGATCGCGGCCACGGTCGCGTTCACACTGACCAGCGGGCGGTGGCATGTACCGCTGATGATGTCGAGCAATCGTGACTTCCCGCACCGCTTCTCGGGGCTGGTGACGATCAGGCGCGGTGCGCATTCGAAAGCGGGCAGCGCATGAGTTGTCGCGATCCACAGCGCAACTGCTGAGGCAGTATGGCCGTCTGCGAACACCACATACCGGGTTAGCACCTGGCGAAGGTCGTCGAGCAACTGGGCGCCGTCGGCTGTCATGGGTTGGACGGTGTCGGCATCGATCACGTCTGCACTCCGCTTCGGAGCGCCTTGGCTGCCGCCGACAAGTCGCCGCCGTGGTCTAGGACGGCGTACGCCCGAAACTTCGTGTACCCACGCGGATATCCCGGCTCGGTCACCTCGAACGGTGTGTTCGGTGAGTACACGAACAGACAGCTGTTCTTGATGGTGGCCGACCACTGAGAGGTAGCGCCGGGATGGCGCCAACGGCAGCCGTCGTCGTCGCCAACGGCATCTAGGCGCTGCCAGCCGTGTGGTTCGAGAATCGTTTCCCAGCTTGCCTTTACACAGAACTCGTCGGCGACGGAAGGACCGTTGTGCATCGCATACAAGTGCCGTCGTGGTGGCGTTGATAGGCGCTGCTCGGGCAGCAGGAGTCCGGTCAGCCATTGCGGTGGGGCGGCTACCGCGGCGTCGATGCGGGTGTAGACGTTGCCGGTGTCGGGGTGGACGCTTGGCGGCTGAACGGTGTACCCGGTCGCTGTCTTGATCTCGACGCCTTTGGGTAGCCGGCGGTGACTGATCTTCGGGTGGGGCAGACGGAAGTACATATGCTTGCCGCCCGCGGCGCGCCCCGAGATCGTCGTCAGAGTGTTGGGCAGTGCGCCGTGTTCGGCTTCAAGGTCGGCCAGCGCCGCGAGGTCGTCGACGTCGAGGACGAACATGCTGGCCGGCACCCGCGCCCCGATGTTGGCTCCGCGGTGTCGGCCTGACCACCAGTCGACGACCTGGTCGACGTCGGTGGTGGCATCCAAAACGCCGTGCCCTCCTAAGCTCGTAGGGATGGCAGGCATTTTCCCCTTGAGTGGAAAGACGGCCCAGTTGTTGACGGCGTATTCGACTGCGTAAGCCAGCATGTCGTCACCCATCGACGTTCTCCGCCTTTGCGCGGGCCGCACACACTGGCCCAAGGTGGCGCGCCAACGATGTGGCCGACGTCAGAGGGTGTCCACATTCGAGGCAGGGCACGGTGATCCCGTACCCGAGCGCGTGTAACTCGTTGAGGAGCTTTTTCTCGCGGCGTTCGTCGGCGGTTGGCGCCTGGTGACGGTAGTCACCGCTATTGTGGTGGTATCCGTTGGCGCGGTGTTGTGGAAGGTGCCGGCTCCCCTTGTTGGGGGCCGGCCTTTCTCTTGTGGTCATGCCGCACCGCCGAACGGCTTCATGGCGGCGTCGACCTCGTTGAGGTCCAACCGGACAAGGCGAGTCCCCGACCGATATGCGGTCAGCCTGCCGTCCGCCACCATCTGACGGACAGTGCGCGTCGTGACTTGCAGGTATTCGGCCGCCTCAGCGATCTTGACGTACCGGCGACGAGGAGTGAGAGTGTCTGCCATCTTCGGGTCCTTCGGCATCGATAAGATGCCGCCCATACCGGGGACCCGGACGCGGAACGCTCTATGAGCGTTGCGGAAATACTACCGCTCTTACTGAGATTCGCGGACCAACGCGCCAAGTTGAATCAAATACCGTCGGTGCCACTTCGCTGAAACGGCTTCGCCGGCTGATTCCTCGGGCATAAACCAGCCGTCGGCGTCGTACGAGCCGGTGGTGTCGTCCGCCGATACCGGATCCGGCGTCGGCTGAAGGGCGTCAGGGTTCAGGTTCGCCGCCATCTGGTCGGCGATTCCCTCTAGCTTCAGGCGAGACATCTGCGCCTGGTCCTGACAACGGTCGCAGCGGATAACCCAAGCCGTACGCGTGTCGTCATCCCAGTCCCAGACGGTTTCACTCACGTTCTGTTCG